GTACAATCGTCGCTCTGGTTCTTCATGATCGAACTGAACTATAGGATCTACAAATATATCTGGATCATCGTCTTTCATTCTTCTTTCTTTTCTTGGCGGCTCTGCCTTTCTTTACGGCTTCACCTAGTTTCTTTCTATACTCAGGATCTTTATAATACTCTCTTTCACCTAGTTTCTTTCTATACTCAGGATCTTTATAATACTCTCTTTCACTTAGTTTCTTTCTATACTCAGGATCTTTATAATACTCTCTTTCACCTAGTTTCTTTCTTACTTCAGGATCTGATAAGTGTTTCTTTGCATTTTCAGATTGTTTCTTTCTCCATTCAGGATCTTGATAGCTCTCGACAGGTCGAAAGAACTTACCACCTACTCGTGAGTTATAATAAGCATGTTCATCTGAACCTTCCATAGTAGAGGCAAGGACATTGTATTTCATCTGATAGTATAGTTCATAGTATCTGAGACTACGTTTGTTCTTATACTCAGCTATGATCTCAAACTTGAAATGCTCCTTACCTATCTTCTCAATGTCCTCGTTCAACCACTTGGAAGAACCAGTGTATACTTTCCAGTTAGATTCCCTATCTCCAAACTTAGCCTTAACTTTGTATTGTTTACATCCTATGTATGCCTTACCATTGTGAAGGTTGGTAATGATATAGACGAATCCAAACTTATCCAAGTCAGGAACGAATGCCTTACCACTACCAACCCGCAACCAATGGTGATCTACCAATCTCTAATCTCTGGTACATCAGGTGTCTTGGATACATGCGTGAGATATCTATATCCTCTTGCATAATCAAAGACACGTAATCCATGTCCACCATTCTTATCCTTCCAGCACTCCTTCTTATGAGCACAGTAGATACATGACGTACCTAACCTGCGATTGCCAGAAGCACCATCAGCTACATCAGAGTAGCATCTGGCAGGTGGACTATCCTGTTTCATTACCTTCTTGAGATGCTTGATTCTATCATCAGCATTAATCATTTCCAAGGAATGAACAGGCAACAAACATATCTCACCAGTTTGCTTATTAATAACTAGGAATGCAGCTTCATCAAGATCATTCCCTTCTGCATAAGCAGATATCTGAGCTATGTATCCAAATGGATCATCTCTTTCTAACCTACCTTTCTCAAATTTATCAAAGCTCCTGCCTGATGCAGACTTACAATCAACTAGTACGCCATCAATAATACAATCCTGATGTCCTTTAACTCCTCCTACGGTAACTTCCTTTTGCGTATCCGTTACGCTATGTCCAGCTATACGAGATAAGACAATAAGAAGTTCTTCCAATATATATCCATATAGAAACTTGATACGTGTGGAAGCTGCAAGAGGTACTACCTCGTCTTGTGACAGGTGCTTGTCATACCACAGTTGTCTCTCTGGTCTACCGATGGCAGACAATCTAAGATTGCCCTTAACACGAGGCTTCTCATTTAAAAATAGTTTTAAGTGCTCCTTTATGTTAGTTGCAAATTCATCGACATGATAATCTATTTCCCTCTCGTCCATATCCAATTGCTCAGGACCAAAGAGATCATAGATATCCTCCACTAATGTATATATATTTTTCATATAAAAATATGGGAGAGATATCTGCCGACAAACAAACAGACACCTCTCCCTATGCTAAAGGAGATAGTTACGAAGCGAAGGGAATATCTTCATCCCCTTCTTCACTGGAGAAACCACCGTCAACAACATCAAAAGCCGTATCAGCTTCTGTATTATAAGGAACAAGATCAGTCACCTGCACAGCACGTAGGTCTGCACTAACTCCCTTGTTACCTTTAAACTCCCACTCATAGGTGGTGTAGTGTACATTAACAAGCGACCCATTCCCGATTAGGGTCTGTGTCATTGTACGCTTTTGACCATCAACAAGATCAGGAGCACGATTAAGAGATCCATCCTTCCGACGAACCTTACGTTTGATCGAGACAAAGTCACCACGATCATCACCTTTATTCTTAATAGAAAGCCCATCCTTCTTTAAAAGGTCAAGGGATTTCTTATCAAGGTTAGCAACATCAATAGACCACACACCATCAGAATCAAAGGTGGTGTTTGGATTAACAATAGCGGCCCAATAAGCGGTTCCAGAAATTACTGGCATAGTATATATTCTCCTATATATGTTTGGTTTATGAAACGAATTATCTCACAAACGGTTCAACATGTCAAGCATTAATTTGCAGATATTCTAATTAAACCGTATGTAGTACGTAAGTACTACCTACATACGGTTAATTAGTGTGTCGTAGCCCATGTCTCCCCGTCTTTCCATGTACTATCTAACGGACAATTGAATTTTAAGTTACGTTCTGTATCTTTAATTCCTTCCTTAGTTATAATTCCAAATTGTTTAATATCTTTCTTGGCTACTTCAAACTGGTACTCATCGTGTATTGATGCTACAAGTTTAGCATCTAATCCCTGTCGATTTATTCTTGTTATCATATTAATAAGCCAATCTTTACATACAGTTGCACCTGCTCCTTGTATTAAAGTATTAAGAGCTGAGTGAGGTGATCTTGTATGAAGGTATCTACCATCTATACCTTTGATCTTATGCCTCTGAGCAGCCTCCTGAACGTCATTACGGAGCTGTTTAAGGTCAGGCATGTTCGACAGGAACTTATCTATAAGCTCTTGTCCCTTCTTCCTGCTACCACCCACGATGTTTCCTATCTTCTCAGCACCTGCTCCATATAGGAAGGCATAGATAAAGGTCTTGGCTTGATCTCTATCTGTTATACCTGCCATGTTCATGTTGGCTGTATGAACATCACCATTAAGGATCTCATTGGTATAGTCTTTGTTATCCATCAAATGTGCCAGACATCTTAGCTCAAGACCAGACGCATCTGTTCCAACAAGACTATGTGTATGTGGGTTACTGACTGTCCAGCAATCCCTACACTCTTTACCGAATGGACTCCTTACTGCTGGTATCTGAGCCATGTTCGGACCATAGTGTGCCATGCGGCCAGTAATAGTTCGCAGAGTAAGAACCCTTCCATGAACTCTACCTGTGTCATCGTTGTAGTTATCTATCCATGATTGGACTTGAGCTATTCTCTTTTGCAACAGGAAGAAACGAGAAAACTTCTTGGCTTCTTCCATGTCAATCTGATTCAGTATCTCCTCACTTACAATTACATTACCCTTATCAGTATGGTGCTTTGGTTTCCATCCCAATGCTTGAAGACGGTCAGCTATCTGCTGCCTTGATCCTATGTTAAAGGGTATGTACTTGGTCTTTGTCTTTAACTTTATCTCTGTAGGTTGGAATGTAATCTTCGACCAGTTAACAAGCTCGTGTGCCTCATCGGACAAACGAGACAACAAACCTATGGTCTTGCGTATGTCTAAAGCAAACCCATTTGTTTCCTGTTGGTCTATGATTGCACGTATCTTATGCTCCATGTTAATGGATTCCTGTGAGAACTTTCTCCCTTCTTGTAATAACTTTTTATATACCTGCTCTGTAAGATCAACATCATTCTTACAGTACTCAAGCATGTCATCTGTATATGTGGAGAAGTCCTCACATTCCATCTTTGGATAGTGTAGAATTTCTCCCCACGACTGTAAGCTATGTCCCTTGTCTCTGATGGGATTAAAGAGTTGCGACATAACAAGAGTATCTCTCATTTGGTTTATCTTAATATTAACTCCAAGTAATCTACGGAGTATGCGAACATCAAAAGATATACCATTGTGCATTACAAAGTTATCCACCGTGTCACACCAAGGTTTAAACTTATCTAAATTTGTATGATCCCATACATGTACCTGAGATGTATCAAGATCCTTAGCTACTATGCAATGGATCTTTGTCGCATCCAAGGAATCTGTTTCTATATCAAGTACTACATTCATACTCCAAAACTTTCTCCACATCCACACTGAGATGTAGCATTAGGGTTAACAATTTTCAAGTAGGAACCTGCTATGTCATTGGTAAAATCTATAATGGTATTCATTANAAACATCATAGCTTCAGGCTGAACACATAAGTAGCCCGAATGTAATTCAAACTTGTCCTCGGTATTAAACTTATCTGGTATCTCTTCTTGCAGTATCGACCACTCATAGGTAAACCCTGCACAACCACCACCTTTAACGCCAAGCATAATACCTTTAGCATCATGGTCTTGCACGATTCCAGACAGGTGATCGTTTGCACTATCAGTTATTGTAATTAAAGACATATGTCACGTTCCATTGCTCGATGCCAATATTTATAAATTATTTCTATAATATCCTTATCGGTATAATTTTTAGGTAAAGATATACCCTTCATGGTTAACCATACTTTATTGGCTATATCTCTATCTGTCATCTTAGGAAGGATACTTCACATTAATAAACTCTTCAGTAATATCATAAGGTTTCTCCAT